AATATACTTAGGGACTTAGGGTAAATAATAAAAAATATGAATAAAATCAAACATTTAAAGCAAACCCTAAGTTTTTTTAAACTTAGGGAAAACCCTAAGTGACTTAGGGTTCAAATAAAAAGCCCCTTTCGGGGCTTCGGATTAAAAAGGAACCGGTTTAAAGTTTATGGCCTTCTCTTTGTCGTCCTTGCAGTAAATTAGCTGGTTTTTCTTTTCATCGTCTTTGTACCTTCCGATGTTGTGATAACCCATCTGAAGCAAGATATTCGACAATCTGCTTGTTTTAGGAAAATCTTTATACTCGTTTCCAAAGGTCAAACTTTCAGAAACTTTCTTTGTTAGCTTTGTCACGTTGATCACATGGTTTGAAATATCCTCGCACTCAAACTCGGCCAGCGCATCCTCTACTAGCAAATAGTCGGCAGATTTCGCCATCTCTACCATTGTATTTTTCGCCTTTGTTCGCGGGGCGACAGTCATTTCTATAAAATCTTGCGGTATCTGGTGCGACATTAACCAGTCTAAAAGCTCGCCAGGATGACTGCGCATAGCCTCGTATAGTTTTGGGTAATAGTTGTGATTACCGGCTTTCCATGCGTTGAGCGCTTCGGCGCTTTGCCATTGCGAAAACAACACGCAATAACGCCGGTCGTTTTCATCGATTGGTAAAGCGTCTTTAAAGTTTGTTAGTGCAAAATAGTTGGTCGTGTTGACGGCCTCATAGGCATCTGTGCGCATTTTCCTGACGCTTACCGTTGGGTTTGTGATATATGGCTTTAGCTTGTTAAGCGTTTCGTATTTGCGGTAATTGTCCAGCTTCAATTCTTCAATGAATACCATACAACTACCTTCGGCCCATGCGGTAAACTTCTCGTCAAGCGATTCGACGCTAATGGTTCGGCAGTTGGTCGAACCTAGCAGTTTCGCCATCAACTCAGCAAAAAAGCTTTTGCCGTCCCCCTGCACCCCTTGCAGGATAATCGCCCACTGAATCTTTTTACCTGGGTGTTGTACGTTATGGGCCAGATAATTAATAACCAGTTGCTGTTCGCTTTCATCTGGCAGCAAATGCGCGATGTGCTGCTTGACCATTTCAACAGTTTTTGAGCCTGTGCAATCTTTTCTGCGTAGTGGGTTTGGTTTGTACGTGTTAAAATATTTTACGCCGTCATAGGTAAAAAACTCGTCGAACATTGGGGCGTACATGCCGGTATGTACGCACTCAATTTTATTGTTCACATACGTCGTTGCGCTTTGCGGGTTTCCGTCCGCATCAGTTGGCGTGTCTCGACCGTGCAACACATCGAACGCTCTTGGTCCCATTGTGACTTTTGTGGTCTTGTCCATGTATTCGGCAACTTGCGTCAAAAAAACGTAGTCGTCATAAAACTCTGCGGTTTGTTTTGGTTTGGCCATGCGGATCAAACGCTTTACCTGCGACTCACTCAACTTCTCGCCAAGCACAGTATTGAACTGTTTAATCAACAGCTTTACTGCCAAAGTCGAATCGATTTCGGTTAGCTTGCACTTTGCGATCTCAGCAATAACAGATTCAATTTCGTCTTTTGTTTGCGCGTCTCGAATAGAATCCATCACGCCAACAACGCGCTCTTGCTCAACGACTGCGTAACCTCCGACCATTTCAATCACGCTGGCAAAAGTGACCGGATTACTTTTCTTGCTTCGCGCCATACTTTCCCAGCGCTTGCGGTTACGGGATTTATCGTAGTTACTGGGAGATAACTGACTAAACTCGTCAAACAGCTGCCAACCTTCTTCAGAACCTTGCGATTGATGATAAATCGCCATCATAACTTTCAACCATGTGTCTGAAGATTCGGCCTGTTCAGGCGTTAATTTGCGAACAAAGGTTTCGACGTCCGACCATGCAATGTCAAGCGGCTGCGCTGCAATAACTTCGAGCAAATCAAACGGCTCCGTTACCGAACCGCCGACCAGCTTATCAAGCGCCACTTGCGGCAATTCTGGCCACATAGCCAAATCATGCAAAGCGTCAACAACCGAATCGGCAAACGTCAAATTCTCGTACCCTTCGCCGGTGGCAATGTAGCCTTTAAAGCTGGCACGAGTATCAAAGTGTTTGACGCCGCAAACGTTCGTGCCGTTGGTCAATTCTAATTCGACCGGTACACGAAAAGCGTAATGTACGCCACCGCTTCGCGTCTTTTGTAATTCGGCAGCAGGCCAATCGATTTCGCAGCCAAAAGCCGCTTCAACTTCTTCAACCGTCACGCCTTTATACGTGTCAAGGTCAAAAACAATAACGCCTTTCGGTATCATCACGCCGACAAGTTTTGTTTTAACCTCGCCGGTATATTCTCGCCAATCCGTATTTTCCGGAACGGCTGGCGCTTTTTTATCAGTAAGTGGGAAAATAACCTTATCTTGCATCTTTAGTTGCTCCAACCAAATCGACGGCTTTAAACTTTCCGCCGCTCAATTTTTCAATCTCAATGGCTCTGGCTGGCGGGACACCTTCAACCAACCACTGAGTAATTGCCGCCGCACTAATCCCAAGCTTTCGCGCCAGCTCGCTTTGACTTCCGAAATGAATAAATACATCGTTCAGCATGTTGACCTCTTATTAAGTTGTGCTTAAAATTGAAGTGTAGCTTAAAACTACAATGCCAATCAACCTAAACGCGAGAAATGAAAATGTCTTTAGAATCTAAAATCGAACTTCTTACACAAGCGATTGACCGTTTAAATAAAAACCTTGAGGCGGCGTTACAGCCAGTATCTGCGCCAGTGCAACAAGTCGTTGAAGTTGCACCAACAACCGCACCAGTTGAAGCGGTAACGACTGAAGAAGCAGTGCCGACGAAGACCGTCAACGCCGATGATGTTCAGGCGTCTTGCTTATCGTTAAGCCGTCGTGATCCGGCCAACAAAGCCAAAATCAAAACATTGTTGTCAGAGTTCAAAGCGTCAAAGATTGCCGACTTATCCGAGCAAGACTTGGTGGCGTTTGCGCAGAAACTGGGGCAGCTGTAATGGCTGCTCATGCGCGTTTGAGCGCGTCCGGCTCTGACCGCTGGGCGCGTTGCCCTGGTAGCGTCAAGGCTGAAGAAGGTTTTACGGACAAAGGTAGCAACTTTGCGGTCGAAGGCACAACAGCGCACGCGCTGGCCGAATACTGTCTAAACAATGGCGTCAGCTGCGCGTCGTGCGAGGGAATGACGTTTGAAGGTCGCCAAGTCGATGCCGAAATGTGCGAGTACGTGCAACAGTATGTCGATTACGTTTGTTCGTTTAGCGGCGAACACTTCTACGAGCAACAAGTTGATTTCGGGCCGTGGGTGCCGGATGGTTTTGGTACGTCTGATGCGATTGTGATTGACGCGAAATCAAAAACGCTGCGCGTTATCGATTTGAAGTACGGCAAAGGCGTTCGCGTTGATGCTGAGCAGAACTACCAGGCGCAACTGTATGCGCTTGGTGCAATTAACGACATGGGGTTTTTAATTGATGTCGAAACAGTGTTTATCGCCATCGTGCAACCAAGACTTGACCACATCAGCGAATGGGAAATATCAATTTCCGACCTGCAAAGTTTTGGTGATTACATCAAAGAACGGGCAAACTTGGCTTGTGATCCAAACGCCGAGCGCGTACCAGGTGAAAAACAATGCCAATGGTGCAAAGCAAAAGCGACTTGTCCAGCACTCTACGAGCTGACGCAACAAACTCTACTACAATCGTTTGAAGTCATCGAAATCGATTCGTTGCCAAAGCTCAATTTACTTAGCGAACAACAATTAAAACTTGCGCTTGACAATCGCAAGTTGATTGAAAGCTGGCTGGCGTCTGTTGAGCAATACGCAACGGAACAGATTTTGGACGGCAAACAAATCGGCGGCTATAAGCTGGTTGAAGGTCGTAGCGTTCGCCAGTGGATTGACGAGGCGCAAGCAGAACAAACACTATCTGAGCGCTTTGATGAATCGGAAATCTACAAAAAAACCTTTATCAGCGTTGCGCAGGCCGAAAAGCTGCTTGGTAAAAAACAAGCAGGTTTACTGGTCGAACTGGTAACAAAGCCGCAAGGAAAACCGACGCTTGCTCCCGAATCCGATAAGCGCCCACCAATCGGCGCAAATATTTCTGATTTTGATGCTTGCACAGATTAACCAGTTAAGCTATGCTTAAAACCGTCAGTAATGACAATCAACTTAAACTTAAAACGCGAGAATTTAAAATGTCAAAAGTTAAACTGCAATCCGTTCGCCTGTCTTTCCCGTCATTGTTTCAACAAGCTGCTTTTGGCGGCGAATCTACCGGCAAATATGAAGCAACCTTTATTCTGGACAAGAGAGAACACGCCGACGCGATTGCTCAAATCGAAGCGGAGATTGCGCGTATTCAGAAAGACGAAATCAAATCCAAAGTCGCATCAGACAAAGTTTGTCTGAAAGACGGTGATGATATGGGTCGGCCTGAGTACGAAGGTAAAATGACGATCAAGGCGTCAACCAAGAAACGCCCGTTGGTCATTGACCGCGACAAATCGCCAATTACTGAAGATGACAACATTGTTTACGCTGGCTGCTACGTGAACGCCATTGTGACTTTGTGGGGCCAGAACAATCAGTTTGGCAAACGTGTAAACGCTCAACTTGACGGCGTTCAGTTTGTGCGCGATGGTGAGCCGTTTGGTGACGGCGGTATTTCTGCCGATGCGTTCGATGCTTTTGGTGACGACGAGGAATTCTAATCGTCAACGTTGCTGCGCCCTTCGGGGCGCTTTTTATTTATAAATACGGGCTACTCCCATGAAAAAACAAATCGTCATAGACTGCGAGGTCTATTCTAATTACCTGCTTTTATCCGCTTTTGAACCTGCAACAAATAAAATCTGGCACTTTGAAAAGTTTGACGGTCAAGACTTTGATATTAAGTCTGTCAAATCTTTAATGGCTACCTGTACGACAATCAGCTTTAACGGCAACTCGTTTGACCTTGGCATTATCTACGCTGCGCTTTGCGGTTGGTCTAATTTATCAATCAAAAAGCTGTGCGACGATATTATTAAAAGCAATCTTTCATCGTGGCAGATTTTCAGAAAGCATGATGTTCGTATTCCTGAGAATTGGGATCACATCGACATTATTGAAGTTGCGCCAGGGCAAAGCAGTCTGAAGATTTACGGCGCAAGACTTCACGCCCCAACCGTTCAAGATTTACCGATTGAGCCAGACGCTAAAATCACAGCTGAGCAACGCAAAGAGTTGCGCGACTATTGCGTAAACGATTTGCAGACAACATGGTTGCTGTATAAGTCGCTTGAAAAGCAAATCGACCTGCGCTGCCAGATGTCTCAGCAATACGGCGTTGACCTTCGCAGCAAGTCTGACGCACAGATTGCAGAGGCTGTGATTAAGTCAGAACTGCACAAGATGACGGGGCGCGAGTACCGCAAGCCGGATATTGATGATTCGACGGTTTTTCGTTACTTAGATCCAAAAATCATCAGCTTTCAAACCAAACAACTGCAAGACATCTTTAAGCTGGTCACAACCATTCCTTTCCGATTGGCCGACAACGGTTCTGTAAAGATGCCAGACGAGCTTGCAAAGGCGCAAATCAAGATTGGTGACACTCAGTACAGCTTAGGGATTGGCGGCTTGCATAGCTGCGAGAAATCGCAAGCCGTCATTTGCAAAGACGATGAGTTATTAATGGAGCAAGATGTTGCAGGCTATTATCCGAACATTATTTTGCAGCAAAACCTTGCGCCTAAATCAATGGGTGAGCCGTTTCTAAAGGTTTATCAATCAATTGTTGATCGTAGATTGAAGGCCAAGCGCTCTGGGGATAAAGTGACTTCCGACTCACTTAAGATAGCGACAAACGGGTCTTTTGGGAAATTGGGTTCTAAATGGTCGGCGCTATATGCGCCGGACTTGATGATACAAACAACAATAACTGGTCAACTTGCCCTACTGATGCTTATCGAGTCGATGGAATTGGCAGGGATAAAAGTTGTTAGCGCCAACACTGACGGCGTAGTCCTTCACATGAAAAAGCGCCAAGAAGATGAAATGTTGAACATTGCATTCGATTGGATGCTAACAACCAGCTACGAGCTTGAAAGGACAGACTACAAAGCCATCTACAGTAGGGATGTTAATAATTACATTGCTGTAAAGCCATGTGGTTCTGTAAAAAGAAAAGGCGCTTACGGTGGATTCAGCTTAGCAAAAAACCCCGACCTGATGATTGTTTACGACGCTTGTGCAAATTTCTTAAGCAACGGTACACCAATCGAAGACACCATAACAAATTGCACAGACATAACAAGGTTTGTTAGCGTCAGAAAAGTAACTGGAGGCGCTATGTGGCGAGAACAATACCTCGGAAAAGCTGTTCGTTTTTATTATTCCAAATCGGTAAATTCTGACGAGTGCATCAGATACGCCAAAAACACAAACAAAGTCCCAAAATCAGACGGTGCTAAACCGCTGATGGTATTGCCCACCACTTTCCCACATGACGTTGATTATGGGAAATACATCAAAGAAGCCAAAGAGCATTTAAAACTTCTTGGTGCTTGACTAAAAAGTTACCAGTTATTACCCTTATTGATGGGTAATAACTGGTAACTACTATGATTTGCATATATTCCATAACAAACACGATTGACGGTAAAAGGTATATTGGCAAAACAAAAAATTTAGCCAACAGAAAAAACTACCATTTATATGCTCTGCGTCTCGATAACCGCAATTTGTCCTGCAACAGACATTTGTATAACGCTGTCAAAAAATACGGCATAGAAAACTTCATATTTGAAATAATTGAATCTTTTGATCACCTTGACGAATCTCTTTTGTCTGAGCGAGAGCTTTTCTGGATGACAGAATTGAACACTTTGTCCAGAACACACGGTTACAATTTGCGATCAGATAGCTCTACTAGATGTTTTGTTCACGATGAAACCAAGCAAATAATCTCAATAAATTTTAAAGGCAAAGGCAATCCGAATCACGGCAATAATTGGACAAAAGAAATGAAAAGTAGCATGTCAGAAACAGCCAAAAATAGACATTTGTCTGGCGGCATTTACGGGGACGAATGGCGCAAGAAAATATCGGACGCTTCAAAACGGATGTGGAAAGACGAGCGGTTAAAATCTCAAATGGCTGAAAAAGTCAGGTTGAAAAAGCTCAAATACGATTTTGAGCAATACACAAAATCGGGAGAACTTATCAGAGTATGGTCGGATGTTGCCGCCATATTGGAAGAAAACCCTTCCTATAAATGGCAAAACATATATTCAGTTTGCAACGGGTATAAAAAATCTTACATGGGCTTTGTCTGGAAAAAGGTGTTGAAAAATGCGTGAATCTTTAATCGAGCGCAAGTGCTGTCAGTGGGCTAAAGCGCAGGGCTGGTTGGTTTATAAATTTGTAAGCCCTTCGCAAGCTGGCGTCCCCGATAGGTTATTTATAAAAAATGGCGCGGTCGGGTTTGTTGAGTTTAAAGCTACTGGCGAAACTCTAAGACCATTGCAACAGCGCGTTATTAATAAAATGCGCGAACAAGGCGCAATCGTGCATGTAGTAGATAACCTAGAGGATTTTATCAATGCTTTCACGGGATAACCTGCACGAATATCAACGCAAAGCTGTCAATTTCATTATTGACAAAAAGCGTTGTCAGCTTTGGCTTGATTTAGGTCTTGGTAAATCGGTAACGACCCTGACAGCAATTACAGATTTGCTCGACAGCTTTTCTGTAAGTCGCGTTTTGGTGATCGCACCGCTACGTGTTGCCAATAGCGTTTGGAAGCAAGAGGCGCGAAACTGGGCGCATTTAAATCACTTAATCGTATCTGTTTGCACAGGTAGCGAAAAATCGCGTATGCAAGCGCTACAGGCGCAAGCTGACGTGTACGTTATCAACCGCGAAAACGTTTCTTGGCTGTGCAACTTGTATCAGAAGCGTTGGCCGTTTGACTGCGTGATCATCGACGAAGCAAGTAGCTTTAAAAGCGCTTCTAGCCAGCGTTTTAAATCACTCAAACGGATATTGCCTCAAACAAGCCATTTGGTTATGTTGACCGGCACACCTTCACCGAACGGCTTGCTTGATTTGTGGGCGCAAGCTTACCTTGTTGATTTTGGCGCAGCGCTTGGTAAGACGATGACGGGTTACAAACAACGCTTTTTTGAATCCGATTACATGGGTTATAAATTTTCACCGCGAGAAGGTGCAAACGAGAAAATACAAGCGCTTCTTTCTGAATATACGTTATCGATGAAGGCCGAGGACTATTTAGATATGCCTGATTACGTTCCATCAGTATTGTCGGTTCAGCTCGATAAAAAAGCGCTTGCCACATACGATGATTTTGAAAACCAGTTGTTTTTGGAAATTGGTGATCACGACATCGAAGCGCAAAGCGCAGCAGTACTTGCAAACAAACTACTGCAATTCGCAAACGGCGCAATGTACGTTGACGAACACAAAAACTGGGTAGAAATACACAAGGCCAAAATCGAAGCGCTTGCCGACTTGGTTGAAGATAACCCGAATGAAAACTTGCTAATCGCCTACAACTACAAAAGCGACTTGGAACGCTTGACCGCTAAGTTTCCAGACGCTGTTGTATTGGACAAAAACCCAGAAACAATTGACCGTTGGAACGCCGGACAAATCAAAATGCTGTTGGCGCATCCCGCAAGCGCGGGACATGGTCTCAACTTGCAGAAAGGTGGCAGCGTCATTGTATGGTTCGGCC